TTATGCCGTTTTGTACACGAAGAAGTTCAATAAACTTGCTTGTATCAGAATCGTTGTTTAAAGCGCGTTTTGATAGCACAAGATTTATTTGATATCTTGTTGCGCCAGGAGCCTGATAGTTAAATGATTCTTGTGCTGGATCTAATAAAGATGCGTCTCCATCTTCAGTAATAACTTCATCTTGAAGTTCTAAACCAACTCTATATGAAGGAGTTGCGCTGTTTTTTTCAAGAATGATAGTCTGAGTTGGTGCTTTTACAAAATAACCAGAAATAAAGAAGATGCCTTCTCTTACTTGAACTGTTGATCCTTTAATAGAATTTGTCACAAGCGAAATTGAAGCATTTGTTGTTGTGTTATTTACCTGAATTGTATCATTATTTGCAAATTCAGCACCAGAAAGATACTTGATAGCAAGAACGGGAGCAGTAGCTTCGCTAGAGTCGACGGCAATAACTTTAGCGCGAGCTTTTTTATCTCCTGTAACTTCATTGATTACTTGTCCAGAAAAGTCAACCAAATTGATATCGGTATTTGCATATTGAGAATTTAGAGTGATCATATTCGTAGAGAAATCTGTAGAGATTTGTCCACCAAGAACTAATGATCCTTCGGCAAAAATGTGAGAACCAAATCTTTCAATCTGATTCTGAAGAATAGTTTGAAGCTGAGTTAGTTCTCTAGCTTGAACAGCATATCCAGGTCTAAACAGTATTCTATGAAAATTTTTATCTTCACTGAAATCATCGTAGTAAGGAAACACAGTAGCTTCTACTGGAACAACCTGAGTGTTTGCTATATTTGCTTTTGCCATCTTTTAATTTACCTCTAAAACTTTAGCACGATCTTAAAATCTTCCGTCTGGTCGGTTGATCTAATAATTGGTTTTATATTATCTATATATAATAGTTGTCCAGAATTAGGTTCAAAGTCTTCAAATCTAATCGTATTTACATACCATGATGCTCTACTTGAATCACCTTTTAGCAAATCTGTTGTTGGATTTCCAGAAACGTTTGTCAACTCTAACAATAAGTCTGATGCATCCCATTTTACAACTCTTGCACTAAATGTTGCAGTTGCAAGTGATGTTCCTTGAAATACAAGTTCGTCTTCAACGAAGTTTGTAGAAGATCCGTTAAGGTTCATCTTTACTGTTTGAGAGAAAACAGTATTTGATGTTACTGTATTTGTCGATAGCAAATAAGGATCTTGAATAAGAGCAATTTGTCTAAAATCATTTGTTGTTGGAAGTTTATTTCCTTCACTTCCTTTAATTCTAACATTGATCATAACATTTGACGCGCCAAGTTCTGTTTCTGGATTTGAACCGTGGCCTCCTGGAGGACTAATGATCGGTCTAAGAACTGCACCTGAACCTACACCTGCTGTGACTGTAGCTGTAGCATAAGTAAAATCTCTACCGACATCATCTACAATGATTGATGAAATTGTATTTGTAGATGCGTTTATGGTTGCATAAGCATTTGCTGCCGATGTTCCGTCACCTGTTATAGCAATAGAAATTGCATTGGCATTAGAGTAGTTTGATCCGCCGTTAGTTACTTTTATGTAATTCAATGCGCCATGAACTGCATTCTGTTGAACATCCCATTGAAGAGTGTTATCATCTAGAGTAAGTTTTCTAACAGGAATATAGTCTGCTGTAGTAAAGCGCAATCTATCTGATGCCGAAACGCTATACATGTATTTCCAAATGTATCCGTCTTCTGTTTGAAAAGTATCGTTTACTTGAACAGATGTTGGCTTCGTTGTAGACGGTGCACCATAGTTATTAGCTATACACTTATAAACATTCCAATCTGAAGTCAGAACGTAGAACTTGACATTTGCCGCAAAGAGTAAAAGAGAGCATGTACAGTGATCATAAGCAGGATAAACAGTGTTTGCTGACCAATCATATCTAGGAGCAACCAGTCTAACATCATTACCAGTAATTCTCTTACCGCCTATCATGTTGTTCCAAACTTCGTAGAAGCTTGTTACGGACGAGTTTGCTTGAGTAGGAGAAGCATCATTGGCCCATGATATAGATTTTCCAAAAGTCAAATACAGTTTGGTATTTGCTTCTTCAGAGACAGATTCAACAAATTGCTTTGCGGAGAAAACGGAGATATTTTTAGAGATTACCGATACCATATTTAATTCCAAATGTTTGTTGATTATTTATGTCGCATAATAGATAAGAACATTACCGTTAGCATTTATATTATTCTCATAGGTAATGAAGAATGTTCCTGAATTGGCGCCATTGACTGTGTAGTAACCAGTGTTTGTTGCATTACTGTAAATATTGCCAGATGTAAATTCAATATAGACAGCATCATTTTTACTCAAACCGTGTGATGTTATGTTTATGCGAACATTCGTTGATGCTATCGTAGACATATAATTTCCATATGCATATGAATAGCTAGTATTATAAGTTGCAGGGTAATTACTGACGATAGTATTTCCAGCTACAGTTGTATCTTCAAACAGATATTCACCGAGCAACTTCATGCCTGCTGGATGCAGAAGATCAAGAAGTGCTTTACGATATTCTTTTAGTGATGCGTCAAGTCTTATAACATAAGAATAGTTTTGATAATAGTCTTTGTCCTGTAAGAAGTTGTAGCTTGAAAGATGTCCATCATCATTGATATAACGTCCGTCATAGAAATAAACACCTGTAAGAATATTTGAACTAGCTTGTGCTGTTCCATCACCAAGTGATTTTAGATTGATTGTTGGAGGAGTTTCATAACCTGATCCACCATTCAACAGTGTCAGCTTAAGAATTGTTCCAATTGTATCTGTAGTAGCTCTCAGTGATTCACCATCTCCAAGAACCGCAGTAACAACAATATTTGCACCATTTCCTGTAGTAGAAAGAACATTTGCTGCTGGTAAAATTTCCTGAGAATATCCTGTTCCGCCGATAATATGTCCAGGCATCTGTTCAAACTTAATTGTGGTAATTTTACCATTTGCGTGAGTTGCTGTTACATTACCAACAGCACCTGAACCTGTGCCTACAAGTTCGCCTACTCTTCTATTGATAAACTCAATCTTATTTCCTACAGCATAACCTAAACCACCATCAACAATTTCCATACGTCCCAGAATGCCTAAAGCTTGAATGCGAGTGTTTGCAATAATATTCAATGCAGGAGATGTTCTATAGTTTCTTCCTTTAATTACAACTACAGAAGATTCAAATGGACCAGTGTTAGCATATCTCCAGTAACTAACAGAATTTGCTATGGTTGTATTTGCATTAGCAGAAGTCATGTTAGCATAAGAAGCAGCATTTAAATAAACATTGGCCACTGAACCAATTGTTGTAAGCACTATATTATAGCTATTTGGATGATATTGTTCCGTAGAAGTAACAACCGTAAGAACATTAGATTCAGCGCCTACGCCACCACCACCAGTAATGAGTATTCGATCTCCTGCTCTAAATCCTGCGCCCGAACTGCCCCTAACGCCAGACCTAAGCACGACAGTATTAATACCGCCGATAGTAACAGCATCAATACGAATTACACCGCCAGAACCTGTATTACTATCAATAGGTACCAGATCGCCTTCTACGTAATCTTTACCTCCACTAACAAGCTTTACATTAGTAATAATACCTGAATAGATGTTAGCTCTTAGTAGTTTAGTCTGTCCTTCTTCTTCAAATGTAACCTTAACAGATTCCGAAAAGCTGAAGTTTCTTTTTTGATTTGTGATTTCAAGCTCATTTACCAAAAACCCCTTTTCAATATAGGTTTCTCTTTTTTCTACGACCGCAGTCGCTTTAGATTCTTCACCGATAAGAGTTTTATTAACGAACTTGTCTAAAACTTCCACATTAGAGTTTGATACATTGTTTACTGTAAAGTCTTTGATCTTTAGAGTTTTCTTGACATACCACTTACCATCAGAAGCGCGAAGAATGTCTTTTTTTGGATAATAGAAATCAACTTCTTTATCAGAGTTAAGTAAAATTCCAAGCAAAAATCGAGTGGCTTTTTCTGTGCCTTTAGCGCGATAAAGGTCTTTAGCGTTCTTCAAAAGAAGACTTTTATCAACAACAGCATTTTTTGGAATAATTGATAAGAAATGTTTGTTTAGTAGATTTGCAAAGTCATTGAGCGTCTTGTCAATGTCTCTGTAGTCTAAAGCATTTTTTACAAAGTCTATAGGTTTTCCATTTTGTTCCAAATACTCATAGTACGCTTCAAGAAAACGCACAAAATTTTCATGATCATCTCTAACGAAATGTGGTAGTTGAGATGCTACAATGTTTGATATTCTGTTATTAGTTGTCATTCATTACGACTCTGCAATAACGTCTATGATTATAGATGATGCGTCATTTGTGTCTAGGGTTAATATCTTATTTCTTGAAGGATAAATAATTTCATCTTCTGCTGGTACATCGATGGTTAGTGTGTTTAGTTCGTAAAGATCATTCTCTAAAACAGAAATTACAAAGAAGTTTTTCAGTGTAACAATACCCGATGTATAGTCAATTGTTCCAACATTGCTGTTAACAATAATTTTTTCACCATTTGTCTTATTGTAATATGTACGTAAAGTACCAAATCTTGATTGTGTAAGAGCAACTGCGTTACCACCACCGCCACCACCGCCACTAATATCAACAACGGCCGTCGTATAGTTTGAACCTCTATTTATTACATTTATCTTCTTTATTTTTCCATTTACAATCTCTGCAACGGCTGCAGCACCTGTGCCATCACCTGTAATTCTAATTTTAGGTATAGAAGTATAGTCTTGTCCTGAATTTCTTACCAAAATTGAATCAATGCCCGTAAATGATTCTGGAACTTCTTCAATGAAGACGTTTCTTGCTACCTCTGAAATATCATTCATAGACACGCGAGGGAAAGACACAAGCTTGTTTACGAAGTCACCTTTTTTTAATGGGAATCCATATCTCAAAGTATAGTTCTTTGTTATGCCTGTTTCAAGCAATTGTCTCTTCTGAACATAAATTTCTAAATCTGAAGCTGTAATAGACGAATCAGCATTATCAATGTAATACTGTAAGCGAGACTTTCTGAAGATAGAACCAAAGTTGTTTAGATCATCTTGCGAATAGTCTTCAATAGCAGCAACAACCAATGATCTGATCTGATTAGCTTTCAAACTTGTTAGTGTTGGATTATATGTAACTTTACCTCTAATCTTAATATAAACAAATTCAGGATCAACAATTTCAGGAGTAATCGTCAAAACGTTACGAGTACGAATAAGAGTTTCTTTAATTGATTCTTTTTCAATTTCGGTAAGTGAATAATTATCTTTTGTCTTGAGTGATAAGAAAATTTTACCATAGACAACAGGATCGTTATCTTCGCCGCCCCAAATTGAAACTGATTCGATGTTCTGATAATCTTTAAGCAACAAAGATTCATAATCTTTTTTGGTTACTGCACGATTTTGTGTTGTATAGTGATAAGGCGCTCTAAATCTAATCTGCTCAATTGATTCTTTTTCTGATCCGCCAAATGAGCTGTTGGCTGTAGCTATGATGATGTTTGAGCGATAACCATCAACGGCTTGTGCAAAATTAAAACTAGATATTTTGTTTGCGTTCTCGCCTTCTGATTCCAGATATGTAACAGTTATGATATTTCCATTATCAGGTTTTCTACCTAAAACGTTGTCACCAAAAGTCAAAACATAATTTTTACCTTCTTCTTCTAGAAAGTATACAGGCGAATTATTCTTGATTTCTGTAATATCGTCTGCTGGATTATAAACTATCGCAGTGGTATTTGTGGATGATTGCTGCACTGTTACTACAATCGTATCAGTGTCAACGTTGGCAGAAGGAATAGAAAATCTTCTCTTTGTATTACTTGCGTCCATTGTATATTGACGAGTGATAACATCACCCTGTCTAATATGGACATTATTGAAATAGAAGTATCCGCTTGTTTTTGCGGATGTATTTGATGAGACTGTAACGAATGGATAGTTTACGCCATCAATATCTCTACCTAGCAATCTGGTATATTTGTTTAGAGTGATGATATTCTTGACTTGATCTTCGGTATTACTTGGCGTAATCTTGATGTCTAGAATTGCCTGAGAACCTTTACGACTTTCTGGAATATAATTAGTTAATTTGGCATGAGACAGAACAGAACTACGCAATTGAGCGGTATCAAGGAACATTTCGTTACCGATCATATTCATGTAATAGCCCATATAGTGCGTATTATATGCCAAAATATCTAGAAGAATAGACATACCAGAACCATCAAAATCAAAATCTTGAAATTGCTTTTGATTTCGTAGATAGTTCTTTAGGTTATTCTTTATGCTATCAAAATCTAATTCTGTAACTCTGAGTGCTGTATTTGCTAGTGGTGCCATTTTTATCTAATTCTTTCTAGAAAAAGTCCTGCAACGATAGGTTCATTCGTATTGAGTATCTTATAGTATAGTGTAACGTCAAAACCGTTGTTATCAATGTCAAATCTAGTGATTACTTCTTGTAATTGAACTCTTGGCTCGTAGTTATCAATTACTTCACGAATGGCCAGTTTTAAGTTGTTTTCAGTCATTGGAGTCATATTCTCAAACAATAGACCAGTTACACCTGAACCGAGATAAGATTGAAAAGGTCTTTCATAAAAGTTAGTCAAGATCAAATTGCGAACAGCTCTTTGAATAGCATCATCACCCTTTCTGATCACTACATCTCCTGTAGTTTCTTGAAGGATAAAATCTAAGTCTAAGTCGGAATAATCGTTTTCTCTTGATTTTAATGCCATCTGTTATTTATTATCCTTTTTTGTGCGTAATAGATGCATCGTCGGCAGAATCAGCATTACCCGAATTAAGGTCAATGGTATCGCCTTCCATAGCAATAGAACCGCCCTTCATAGACATCTTACTAGAAGACTGAATTTTCATTGCGCCACCACCCTTGATATTGAACGTACCTCCCGTCTGCATGAAGCCAAGACCAGACGCTTTTACTCCTATATCACCGCCTGCTTTCACACCAATATTACCGCCTGTAGATGCAAGAGTCATACCAGCGTCAGATGCAATTGATGTTAATCCGTGAGTGGTAATTTCAGTTGATCCTTCAATCTTGGTTGACATATTTTTTGCCGAAGTATCAATATTTTCTTTAAACATTTGGTTTAAACTTTTTGCTTGAACGACCATGTTGCCTTCTACGGCCAAATTCATATTACCAGCAACTGTAGTGTTATAGTCTCCGTCTACTTTTATGGAACAATCGCCTTTGACAACTAAATCATGTGATCCAGTAACGACAATACGGTTCTCTCCAAGCACGAATGTATACATACCAGAACCAGCACCTATGATGACTTGACCTTTTGGATCCCATTGAATATATGATCCGCCACGATGCTTGATAGTAATAGACTCAGCACCTTCTGAGTCATCAAATATTAGTGTATGCCCTGAACGTGTCTTCTTAATATCAAAGTTTGGATATGTGCCAGCGCCCTTTTGTGTAGTTGCATCAGGTGGAATATCAAAAGTAGTCGGTGTTTTTTTGTAATTGTCTGTCATTATGATAACACATCTATTCCAGTATTAATCTTTTTCATTATATCATTTAACTTAGTTCTAGGTCCTGATCCACTAGCAATTGCTTTTTCCATTCTATCTTTAAACACTTGCTGAAAATCTGGAGACAATCTCTGTGATACCTCATTCATAGCACCAGCAGCGTCACCAAACATGTTCTTACCTAATTCAACACCAGGAAACTGAGTTGCCGATCCCATAAGAGAAGAAAATGCATCCAGTGCTTTCTGCATAGGTTCAGGTATCAGACTTTTAATTGCGCCAGACGGATCTAGAGATAAAGATGCATTACCAAATGGCGTTTTGATAGGTATATTTACAGCGGCAAGAGTATCTAGGCCAAACAGAGAAGTATCTGACTGTAATCTTTGCATACTGCCTACAATGTCGGCAATGCTGGAAGATTGTGATAATAAATTGACTGCATTATTTAGAAACACTTCAGGATTTACTCTACCAGAAGTATTGAACGATCCTTCACCAGCTTCTACACCCTGTATAAGAATATTCATGTTTTCTAAGCCGACTTGTAAGTCTTTTGGCAACTTGTCCATAATTTGATCGAATAGCTTACCCTGTAGCATATTAAACATATTACCCAAAGACATGGACATGCCAGGTAATTTTGATAATAGAGAAGGAGACAACACAGAATTAAACTGCTGAATGGCCGTAGAAACATTCTGAGGCGTCGGCAATTTAGCACCAGCCATAGCATATAGAGCAGCGTGAGATGGAATACCTTCTAGTAGCTTATATGAGTGCTTTTGACCTTTTTCTTGAATGGTTCTCTTATCGCCATCTTTAATATTTGGCGGCACGCTTATCTTCAATTCTTTTGACCGTGCATTCTTTAATGAATTTATAAATTCATTTAGTGAAAAATTACCTGGAGAACTGCCTGATTTGTGTACATCCGTCATCTGGCCAACAATAGTGCAAGCGCCGCTACCGAAATTGCTTGTATCTCTCTGAACTAACACTGAAGTATATGGTTCTGGTGGATGTGTAAAATTGTTTGGATTGTCGGTCAGTCTCGGAACTGTAGGCAAATCATCTAGATTTACATTGTTACCATAGTGAGGAAACCACACACGAACACCGCCGTCTTGTGCTTTGCTATTTTCCATCTGATCTATAACAATACCGACCAGATGCTCTTTTCTATTAAAAGACATTATATAACTCCATTTGAGGCTGCTGTCTGAGATATG